TGTAGATCGCGGAAGCATCAGAAGCGATGAAGTACGCATTGGTACCTTGGCTGTTGGGTGCACCACCAGCAAGGTTGATCGGGCGAAGCCCGAACGCACCAGACGTGTTCGCCATAGTTGTTGCTCCTTATCAGTCGGACTTTTTCCGTCCGCCAAACGATACCCGACTCTGCCGACTTTGATTGATCGGCATCGACGGATGTTGCTCTTTCATGAGGTCCTGATCAACAGCATCCATTTGTTCGCGGGTCCGGCCCCCGTAATACGCGGTTCTTTCTTGGGCTGTCTCGACAGGTACTCGGGTCAGAATCAGACCGCCGTTACCAATGATCCCGGCATGCTTGCCGTCCTCAATGGTAGGTGCTTGGTACCCCGGATGCTCCTCCGCGCGCACGGGCTCGTAGCCCTGACGCAGTCGGTTGAACACGTTGCCCTTGTCTTCCTCGCCCCGAATGGCCGAACGCACCCAGCGGTGCTTGTATCCTTCAGGGGGCGGAGGAGCATCAAGAACGCTCGGCGGTGCCCATGGCTTGCGGCGCGATTCAGTCTCGCGAGTTTCAGAAGTGCGGGAGTTGCGATCCATCTTTTCAGTCCTTCACATATTTGGCGTATTCTTCCAACGGAACATTCAGCCGCTTAGCGATGGCTACCTGAGATGGCGTCAACCGCACTGTTCGGCGCTCCTGTGTCGTGCTGCGGGATGCGGAGTTGCCAGCAGGGGCGACCTGACTTCCTCCACCCGGTTTGCGAGCCGCAAACTTGTGCGGAAATTCCGTCCGAAGTCTGCGGTCGATCTCAGTATAGTACTCATTTGAACTCGGGTCAAAGCCTTCGTCCTCAACGAGCGTCTGGTGGATTGCAATCGCCGCAGTCGTCATGACGCGGTCTTCGCCAAACCACTTGTTCTTTTCGGCCCAGCTCTGTGCTTTGGGGTCAGGCTTGACCTGAGGGGCTGCCTGCTGCTGCGAGACCTGCGTCTCGCGCTCAGCCTGCTGTGTGCGGGCGGGAGCTGCCTCGGAGCGCTGCTTCGCCGTGGCGTAGCGCTGCTTTTCCAGTACGATCTTGGCAAGGTCCTCTTGGGCCGCCATCATTGCGTCGGCATCCCCAGACTCGTAGGCAACCCGGTACGCACCTTTCACAAGGTACTCTTGGTTCTCGAGCCGCGCGCCGTACTCCGTCAGATAACCGGAGTCGAGCGCCTGAACACGGCTCTTGAGCTGGTTGTTCTCTTCCAGAAGCTTCTGGGCAACCCGGGTCGCTTCCTCGCGGTCCCGCTGCTCCTTGCGGTACTTCTCGGTGATCCGGCCGATCCGAGCTTGGACCTTGGTGCTGTAAGACGAAAGCTCATCATCGTCATCCGAAGACGACTGGGTGGTTTGACTACCCGCAGGAACTTCGGTCTCAACGATGATCTCGTTGCCGACGTCCTCTTCGTTGTTGTTCTCTACGCTCATGTTGTTCCTCACACGTGTTGTACGTCGTCGGGTTCAAGAATCGTGGCGATGACCTCATCGTCATTGATGATGCGGACTTCGCCTCCGTCGATCTTGAATCTCGAGCCAGCATAGCGGCCGATGCAGACCCATTGGCCTTCTTGGCACCACGGCTCTGCATTTTCCCCGAATTTGCCCGGGTCCTTGTAGGCCAGCGGCCCAAGGCGCATGACGTAGGCCACGACGGTTGCCAGCGCCTCGCGGTCGCGGACCTGATCCGGGATGATCAGACCACCGTCTGTCTTTGCCTTACCCTGATAAGGCATGACAAGAATCCGCCAGCCTGTCGGTTGGGGCAGACGTTCTACCAAGGGCTTGTCGAGGAGTTCGGGGTCGAGGACACGCTCCTCGGGTTTGACGTAGGCAGCCTGAGCAGACACGGGCTCGCTGGCCGCCTTGGTCTTGTTAATGCGTTCCACAACGTGGTCAGGAAGATAAAGCTTCGAGGGCATCTTCTGTTGTTCTCTCCAGCAGGGCTCGAAGTTCTTCTCTGGCAAAAGCGAGGCCCCGTATCTCGCCAACCATGCTCTGGTACTGCTCCCAGTTCGCGGGAGAGCCCGTCGCGACCATTTCAACAATGTCGGCTTCGCGCTCTCTTAAAACCTTATACAGCGCTTTCGACAAGCTAACAACATCCATGCAAGAACCTCCGCATAAGTTTCTTGTTCATCGCATGAAAGTGACGTCCTGTCACCTCAGAAAACGCCCAGAAACCTCTGCGGACGGGCGGCGTCACTGAAGCGGCTGTTGACCATTCCGCCTTGCGCGTAGCGCTTTTTCCCGGCGTTTGACAGGGCAATAGCGACCGCCTGCTTCTGCGGGCGGCCCTCCTTGACCAGCATGCTGATGTTCGAAGACACCGTCTTCTGCGACTTTCCAGACTTCAACGGCATCAGAAGGCCCTCTGTCTTGAGACCGATGCTTGGCGCTGAACCTCGATGCGCTCGCGGTTCACCTCGTTGCGCTCGTCGGCGATCTGCTCTTGCAGCTCCAAGCGGGCGGCGTCGGTGGTTGCGCGCTGTTTCTGGTTGGCGGCGTCCATCAAAAGCTGGGCCTTGTCCATCTCGGCCTTGCGCTCTTCCGCCTTGTTTTTCAGCTCGAGTTCCCGCATGCGGATCATCACCAGCGGGTCGGCCATTGGATCGGGTCCCTGCGGCGAGATCATCGGCAGCAACTCGTCCATGAGCTCTTTCTGACGAATGGCGACAAGCTGCTCAACCTGTGCTGGGTCCTGCATTTGCTGCTGCGCCTGCATCACCATGCGCTGCACCATTTGCGGGTTAGCCTTCCCGGCCATGGCCTGAGCCTCTGCCGTCTGCATCAGCTGCATGATCTGGTTCTGGACATCGTTCCGAGCCTTGAGGGCGATGTGCTCAAGGACGTGGGCGTAGAACACGCCCATCGCAGTCGGCGACGTAGAGACCAACGGGGTCTTCATAAAGGCCACGTGGAGCTGGATGTGGATGTCGTGCAGCTGGTCTGGGAAGGCCTGCGCCAGTTCGCCCATCAGGATACGTGCGTTCTCGGTCACCGGATCAGTGGGCTGCGGCTCCGGCGGAGCGGGCAGGATTTCCTCAATGTTCTGGACCTCAAGGGCCTGATACATGCGCCGGAATGCGGCATGCAGATTGTGCATCTGCGGTGCCGACTGAGCGAGTTGGAGCTGCGTCTGGGCCAGCGTGACGCGCTGCGCCATCGAGAAGATGTTCGGATCGCTGACCGGGATCACATCGACCCGGTCGTCAAAGTCCGCGGCGAACACCGTCCGCTCCGCCCCGGCAACCTCGTAGGGGTACTCCTGCGGAAGGTTGTCTGCAAAAATGCGCGCAAGGATACGGAACTCGGTTTTCTGTGCGTAATGGAGACGTTTGTGGATCGCCGACATGACCTTCATGCCGCGCTCGAGAAGAGCGACGGTGGTCCCGACCGGGGCCTCTTGGTTCATGTTCCCGGTCTTCTCATCCGCCAGCGAGATGAAACGACGGCCCGCGTCGATCAAGCTGCCAAGCAGTTGAGCCAGCGTTGCGCTCGGCTCCTTGTACGGCAGAGGCATGATCGAGTTGCGAAGATCACCGCCGGGGGCGTCGATGTCCCGGAACTCGCCCGGCTGGATCGGCTCGTCGCTGTTGCGGACCCGAATACCCTTGGCCTTGAAGCCGCCCGGCAGGTTCGCCAAGGTGCCCGCGTCAATCAACTGACGCAGGATCGACGTAGCAGCACGGCCGAGACCGCCGATCATGTGGATCAGACCAAAGCCGTAGAAGCCCAGACCCGGCATGAACTTGTAGTGGACGAAGTACTGGCGCTTCTTTGCGAGGTCCGTGCCCTCTTCAAAGTTACGGCGGATCGACAGAATTTTGGACGACGCCCTGTCAAGGGTGACGATGTACGGCAGCTCGATACCTGTTGGCTCGCCCTCTGGGTCGAGGTCCTCGAAGCCCTCGATGTCAAGATTCACGTGCATCTCAAGCAGCGTGTAGGTCTTGTCCATGTAGGTTTTGGACGTGCCCTGCAGGTCGTCAACCTTCTCGCGCACCTGATCAACAGGCTCGTCGCTGGCAAGGAGGTCGATGTCCCGGTACATCCCGGCGACCTGCATCTTACGGATTTCGTTCTTATCCATCCGCAGGCGGTGCGTGACCCGCGGCGTCGTGTAGAGGTCCGTAGCCATGTACGGAATGACAAGGTCCTGCGCCGGGATGAACTTGGCCACCGCGCGCTGCAAACCTACGTCCCAGTAAACCTTCTTGAAGCAGGAGCCTGAGAGGGGCAGGTAGAACAGAAGCTGATCCATGTCCGGGTCATACTCTTCCATGACCTCGGTGATCTCGTAGTTCATGAAGTCCCGGACCCGGGCCGCCTGAGCCTCGCGCTCGGGGTCCTGCAGGCCCATGACGCCTGTCTTGACCGGGCCGCCTGCGGGCAGAAGCTCCTTGTAGGCCTGCGCCTGAAACTGGGTGACGGATTCGGAGATGAGCGGGTGTGTCACGCCCGACGCGCCTTGGAAGGGCTCGGTGCGCTCGATGGTCTTGACGCCAAGAAGGTCGAGGCCCTTGGTGTAGGCTTCTTCCCACTCTTCGCGAGACAAGATGTCGTCCTCGTATGCGGCCGTCAGCTCGGAGGCGATCTCCCCGAGATAAGACTCCTCGAGGTATTCGGCGAGGTTGGCGTCGTGCGGGATTTGGACCTCGGCCTCCATGGCCATGAGCGCATCCGCAACGGCCTGCACCATCGCGCCGCCGTCCTCGGTCTCTGTGACAACCGCGCCGCCGGAAAAGTCCTCGGCCCCGGGCATCGAGAACTCGACCTCCGGAACCTCTTCGTCCGCGCCGCCTTGCATGAAGCCGCGGTCAGTCAATGAACCTGCCATACGAGGTGCGACAGCCATCAGTAGTACTCCCGTTTGCGTGGGATAAGGTCATCCCCGACGTCTTCGCCATCCAATGACACAAAGCCACCCTGACGGAAACGCATTAAAGCTAGCGTCATGCTATCACAAAAGTCGTCGTGATCGCCATTGGGAAAAGAAGTCACTTCTTCGATCACGTCGTCAGAGAAACTCTTGGCCTCCGGGGCCCACACCATGCCCGCCTCAAAGAGCGGCGCAACCATGTGCATCCGGCTCACCTTGTCCCGTCCGCCACCCCGGCCG